ACACAAAGTACACCACGGTCAATTCTGGAACTCTATCGCGAGAACACGTCGACCGGAAGTGCAGGAGACTAAGCAGAATAAAACACACGCTCCAGGGTGTGAGTGGTGGTAAACGCCACCAAGGCCTAGCCGAGCCCAAGAGACGTCATGACGCTCTTGGAAAGACTCGCTTTGGGCACCAGCGTAGAGGACGCTGGGTTCATAGGAACAACTGACCCATCCCCTCTGATGACATAGTCACCCTTAAGAGCAGGAGGGAATCGGTTGGGTGGGTGCGGACAATCCTCTATGTCTTGCACCTCACAAGGAGTGGTGGTTGGCCCATCAGCATCGGACCAGTCATCACTACAATGTTTGCGCTCCTCACGCCCTTCCCGTTTTTCTAGCACAGCCAGCCGCAACAGCAACTCAGCTATGTCGGGAAGCTTAGAGGGCTCCTTGAAACGGCGGAGCAGAATGGGTGAAACCATGTTAATAAGAATGTCGACACTACCCGTCGCCAATCCGTTCACACCCGATACTGTTATGGTGTTGTCGGCTCCAGTGCCGGCAACTGCCACCGTATAAAATCCCGTCAAGATACTAGCGGTGCCAAGGTAAGTCGCCACTGCATTGACAGTGGAATTGTTCATCCAAGAAGGCGCCGCAAAGATATTGGCACCGAGGGTGAACCCTGGCCCTGCAGTAATGCCAGAGCCAGCGAACCATGAAGCAGAAATGAAATACGTGCCTAACAAGGGCATCGTAAAAGATTTCTCATCGCACACAATAGGAATGGTCGATCCAAGAGAGACTGCCCCCCCGGCCGTGCCAAGCCAATCGCTCGTACCCTGATTAGCCGTATTGATGGGGTCCTCAGTAATATGCGCTTGCAAATTAGTGAGCCCAGGAATAGGCTGTTTCGGGCGAATCATCGTGAAGCTGTAACGCACATACAGCTCCCCAATGATGCCAGTACCAACCATGTTAGCAACAGCAATTTGGAACAACCCAATGTCATAAAACTTCGCCTGGCCGGTCACAGGAGCGGCGTCATTGGAAGAAGGATAGACATAGTGATTGACAAATGACAAATGTTGGGAGTTTCCTCCACCACCACGACCTGACCTCAAACGGTGCGCCTTAATCACATCATGTGGAATGATGGGAGCGTAAGGAGGCCCCTTAACGGAGCCCTCATAATTTTCCATTTGGGTCATTGACGCGAACGTTTGGTCGTCGGGGTCAAAGTTGGTAGCCATACAAACTAAACCGGCAGTCTGCGCAGTGCCGGAAGCAGTGTAAGCCTCTGTTTCAAAGATAAACTCAAGAGTATTGACGCGGTACATTTCGTAAGCCGAAGCAATAGTGGAGAAGATCGGAAACAGGCGAGAATTTCCAGGATTGACATAAAGAGATTCGAGATTATCAAAGGGAAGAGTCGTGCCATTAATGTCACACACCTTCTCCCTGCGGATCGCGAACTTGTCCTCAATCGTGGACGTATTCGTAGCAACCCGACTTCGGGATATACCGTCAGTCGCCATGTAGTTGCTGCGAGCAGTGGCCTTGCGCTGAGCAGAGGCCCTGGGAGGATTTCGAACCTTACTGCCGACATTTACGACAGTTAACTTCGGCCCAGAACGGGACTTAAGCGATTTACCACTTTTACGTTTAGGGGGCATCTTGAACTGGGGGTAGTGAGCCTTAGGACCAACGAGATCGTGACCTGAACCGGTGATCTTATCCCACGCTTTATTCAATTTATTCCAGAGAGGAGCTGCGGTGTGTTTCCAAACCCACGCTGCTGCCTTCGCTTCAATAACGCTTCTAGCTGCGTTTGATGCAACTACACCAATAACCGGGTTAATGCCTACGTAAGCGCTGGCAAAATACCCTAAGGTCTGAAATGCAGTATCCCACACAGAAATAGCCTCCAAGCTATTGCTGACGTACTTCTGTAAAGAAGCCGTGGTGTTTTAAATTACTGACACAGGAGGGTTTTCAAGCCGTCGAGTGTTCAGGGAGTGAGATCGAGTACAGGAGTACAAAGCACACAAAGCTTTATGCACATCCCACATATGCCATCCAGGCAGAGCGCAGGTATACTCGAAATTGCAAAAGTGTCCATCTGCATTTTTCCGGACTTTGGACCGGTCACTAGTTCTTCTAGCCGAACGTGTGGCCCACGTAGTGTGACACAAACGGTCAATCACTCGGAGGGGCTCGAAAAAGCACTTATGGAAGCTTCAGTTTTGTCGAGGCCAATCCTACGTTAATACCTAAAGCATTAAAACGCAATTGGATGCCAATCAGTCAAACCGTAGCCCTATAGTTGCTAGTTTACACACAAAGCTACCAACAACAATGTTGAGATAGTGAGTTGCATTAACACCAACGAAGACCGAAGGTGTTGGGACACGAAGGTTATACGATCCAACAACGGTAGTGTTTAGGCTAGCAAGCCGAGTTATTCCGCCATGCAACAATCATCCTCTTGGGCGTTATACGCGGCAAGTGTGCCGGCAAAACAAGGATGCGTGCATTCCACCTGCCCTTTAGGACCATGCTCGCCAGTATGCAGCACAGTATACCTATTACCAGGACAACCTGCAGCCATGCAAATGGCGCAGATGCCCCTTTCGGAACTAGTGGGGCCATACCAAGCAAGCACATCATCAACCGTTCGTTCCGGCAATGAAGGGCAGTCGGTGATGGCTTCCTCTTTATACTCATTGTGAGCATCAGGAAGCACACCATCAACAATCATGGCATAGCGTAAAGGAGCAAAGTCACATATAGTGCCGATGCTCTTGACGGTTGCTAACAACTCAACATACCTCTTCTCATCATCTGGCGTCAGCCCGTAGACATGGCGAACCATGTCCCAAGTTGCTGCTGACGTCTCAAATTCTTCACGAGTATGGGACTTGAAAAAATGTTCACGACGCATGTCCTTTGACATGCACCGCTCTTCGGGCCTTACGTTCTTAGTTAGCTGTTGAACTCGCGTCCAATAAGCACGTAGAAAAGGAACAAACCTGCTGTCTCTGATACGACCCGACGCATCACCAGCAACCAAACGTTCTATAGCTATATTTTCAGGAGGATTGACATACCATCCACCTTTCGCAGCTACCCTACCAATAGGGGGTGCAAGCACCAGACGCTCGACCCCAGCCTTGTCCACACACGGCACAAACCGCGATGAACAGAACGAGGACCGCCACACCGCCCCAGGGCCAACATGTAGTTTTGGTTCGAGATCGAGACCCAACTTCTTCAAATAATCTATAGACGGGAAGGAGGTCAAGAACGACTCATCTGCAACACAATGATTATCGTCTCCAAGCACAAGGAGATTAATATGGTGTTTCTCGATGAGATCTCGAGGGGACAAAAGCACATTACTCTTAGAACGTGCTCTGTCATGACAAGCCATCGAAAACAACAAACATAACGCTTGTATCAACGAATTGCCACAGGAAGTGTTGGGGTCGCCACTGTGACGAGTACCATCAACACTATACTTGTTCTTCCACTTGTC